TAGTGGTGGAAATGGTGGTGCTGCGTCTGCTGCAAACCTTGGTAGAAACTATGAAGAAGGTGGATTGATTGGTGGTAGAAGACACGCACAAGGTGGAACAATGATTGAAGCCGAAGCAGGTGAAGCAATAATGACAAGAGGTGCGGTTACAATGTTCCAACCAATGTTAAGTATGATGAACCAAATGGGTGGTGGAACATCGTTTGGTAATCAGTTATTTATAAGACCTGATGCTGCTGCGGTAGAAAAACCACAACTAGCACAAGAACCAGTAATAATGAAAACATATGTGGTATCAAATGATTTGACCACAGAACAAGAAAAATTAGCGAGGTTAAAGGACCTGTCAACATTGTAATATGGCTAAAGGAAAATCACAATCAAGTAATAAAATATCGTTTGGTAAACGCAAGTCACAACCAAATGGTAAAAAATCATTCGGACCTAAAGCACAGAGACCCAAGAAGTACCGTGGTCAAGGTAGATAAATTTATATTTAATAGTATGAAGAAAGATAAAATATATGAGTTGAGAATTGACGAGGAAGATGACTTATCAGGAATTGATAGTATATCCCTTGTTGATGAACCAGCAATTGAAGTTAATTGGGTAGCATTTAATAAACATAAACATTCCGCAACAGAAGAGTGTTTTCACATCCCTGATGGTGAAGATAGTAAGTATCTTGAACTATTATATACAAAAGGTAGTCCTGAACAGGATTTATTGGATGAGGGATATGAATTGGTATCTATTGAAGTAGATGGTGAACAACATTTTATAACAGCACCTAAACCTAATTCCCCGTCATTTGTGGATGAAGATAGTGAGTACCGTATACGTTACAAATATATCCTTGACCCAAGAATTAAGCAAGCACCAATCATTCCAACCACAAGAGATTTTTGTTCTGAATTATTGAATAAGAACTTTGTATGGAGAGTAGAAGATTTGGACAATTTGGTGAATGACTTTGGTCAATCAGCGATGGTTTGGAGAGGTGGTTACAATTGTAGACACAGATGGGCGAAGTTAAATTATAAGAAGACTGGTGATATTATCAATAAAGGTTCTATTACCAAGGATAGAGTAAGTACAGAAGACTATGGTGACTTATTAGGTTATCCTCAACCGAGTACAATTACAAGTGCAACTGAAGCAAATCCATCACCTTCAACTAAAAGAAATTTAGGTTTATCTAAAGACTTTGGTTATGATAATACATTACCAGCATATGTTGATGAAGTATCAGGTGATACTATTTCAAAATCTATTGCATTTGAGAGTTATAATGACTATCCTGAGAGTGCGAAGAATAATGCTTGTAAAGTATTAAGATGGAGAGATGAACACGGTGATGAGGTTAAGGGAATGACCCAAGTAGGTTGGACACGTGCTAATCAATTATGTAAGGGTGAAAACATCTCAGAAGAGACAATTGCGCGTATGGCTTCATTTGCAAGACATAGAGAAAATGCAGAAGTATCTGCTGAGTTTAAAGATACACCTTGGAAAGATAAAGGTTATGTTGCTTGGTTAGGATGGGGTGGAACAACAGGTGTTGAATGGGCGCAGAGAAAATTAGATAGTATTAGAAATGATATGTCTAAACAGAAGTTCCAAACCGATGATGAAAAGAAGATGGTTGTGGGACCAGCGATGATACCTGACTTAAAGATATTCCGTAGAGATATGATGGGTAATCCATACTACGTATTCTTCAGTGCAGAGACAATCAAGATGATTGCTGAAAAGTATATGAGGAACAAGTACATTGATAACAACGATACCAATCACGATGGTAAAGCGGTTGAAGATGTGTATGTGGTTGAGAGTTGGATTAAGGAAGACAAAGAAGATAAGTCTAACAAATACGGTTATGGTGATTTACCAATCGGTACGTGGTTCGTATCTATGAAGGTACGTAATGACGAAGTTTGGAAGAAGGTAAAGAACGGTGAACTAAGAGGTTTTAGTGTATCAGGGTTCTTTGAAGAGATTGCTGAGTTTGCGAGAGAACAAAAATTCCTACAAGAGGTAGTTAAGATATTGAACAAATATAAATAACATTTGGGAATATATATATAAACTTATATTTAATAATAAGAAGAATAAATAAAAACAATTTAAAAATTATGTCAAATCCAAAAACAGCAATCCAAGAGATTAAAAAATTGATGGTGCAGTTTGGTTTTATGTCTGACGAACCAGTAATGGCTTCATTTAAAACTGAAGACAATACAATTCTTGAAACACTTAAACTTGAGGCTGGTAGTAAAATCACCAAATTAAACGAAGAGTTTGAGAGAGTTGCATTAGAAAGTGGTTCATATAGACTTGTTGAAAACTTTGAAATAGAAGTTGAAAACGGAACAATCAAATCTGTAAAACAAATTTTCGTTGACGCTAAATTGGTTGACGGTACACAAATCAAAGTTGAAGGTGAAAGTTTGATGGAGGGTGCTAAAGTTGTTGTAGTAATGGCTGACGGAGAGGTTCCAGCACCAGACGGTGTTCACGAACTTGAAGACGGTACCAAGGTAGAAACCAAGGAAGGTGTTATTGCAAGAATTGAAGAAAAGGTTGAAGAAGCCGAAAAACCTGAAGTTGAAATTGAACTACAAGACGTTGAAGTAGAAGGACCAAAGGGTTCTGAAGTTCAAGTTGAAGTACCAGACCCAATGGACGAATTTATGGCTTTAGTCAAAGATATGATGGAAAAAATATCTGAGAAAATGAAGTCAATGGAAGAAAAGGTTGAAGAAGTTAAAGCAGACTTTAACGCATTCAAAAAAGAACCATCTGCATCAAAGGTAAAAGATGGTAAAACCGATTTTAATAAACAATCAAGTTCTGACGATGTAATCGCTGAAAGATTAGCAGCCATCGCAGCAATGAGAAAAAAATAATCAAATAATTAAAAAAATAAGAAATTATGAAAATCTTAAAGAAAGAAAACTTTTCGTATGACGTTTCTACTATTGGTTCATATGTTGACCAAGTAGGTGGTGAGTTGTTATCAAAAGCACTTATCGGTGCAACAACCCCTAAATACGTAAACGTAAGATTAGGTATCAAGGGAACACAAGCATTGAACCTATTAAACTCTAACATCGTGTTCCAAGCAGGTGAATGTGGATGGGACCCACCAACAGGTACAACTACTACCTTCACTCAAAGAAACATTACAACTTGTGCTGAGAAATATAACGAAGCATTATGTTACCAAGACCTATTTGACACTTATCAATCAATGTTGATGAAGCCAGGTCAAACACAAGAAACTGTTCCTTTTGAACAACAAATCGCTGACTTAAAAGTTAAGCAAATTCAACAAAGAATTGAAAGCAAATTATGGACTGCTACTACAGGTGGTGGTGATTGTTTTGATGGTTTCTCAGCGTTAATCGTTACAGGAACTACAGGTGTTGCTGCATCAGCATCAGGTACAACTTTCTCAAGTTCTGCTGCATATGGTGTTAACGGTAACCCTATCACTGAGGTAGATAAATTAATCAACGCATTATCTGATGACGCAATGTCTCGTGAAGATTTAAGAGTGTTTATGTCTTATGCAAACTTCCGTTTGTATGTTCAAGCATTAACTCGTGCTAACTTCTTCACTAACTACATTGGTTCAAGTGAAATTACAGGTAATATGGAAGCCATTCACCCTAACACAAACGTTAAGGTAATCCCTACAATCGGATTGAATGGTTCTAACAAAGTTGTAATCGGACCAGCAGAATATATGGTAGTAGGTTTTGACTTATTGTCTGACCACGAAAAATTAGTAATCTGGTACTCTAAAGATTATGATGAATTACGTTTAAGAGCAAACTACAACTACGGTGCGCAAATCGCATTGTTCGGTTCAACAGTATACTTTGCTACCAACAACTTAGCATAATTGTTCTAAAATAGATTAAAAAACAGAGGGGTGAAAGTCCCCTCAAATTTAAATAAACGAATTAACTTAATAATAATAATATATGAGTTGCTACATTTCACAAGGCGTTACTTTAGGATGTTCAGATGGTATTGGTGGTATTAAAACGATTTACGTTTTAGGTGCTACTGGTTCTACTGTACCTGAAGTATCTGCTGTATCAATATCTGGTTCTACTGGTCCTATCACAGGTATCACAGGACAAGGTTCTTGGTTCCAATTTGAATTGAAAAGAAACACTTCATCACTTAGTCAAAACGTTACCAAATCTTTTGAGAATGGTACAATCTATTTTGAACAAGTATTGACTGCGGTTCTTTACAAGTATGACCAAGACAAACGTAATCAGTTGAAACTGTTGTCACAAAACGATGCTATCCAAATTATTGCAGTTGACCAAAATGATGTACAATACTATTTAGGACAAGTAAATGGTATGTTCTTATCAGGTGGTTCAGCAGCAACAGGTGTTGCGTTAGGTGACAGAAACGGATTTGAATTGATTTTCACAGGTCAAGAACCTCAACCAGCAAACGTAATCAGTGGAACTTTAAGTTCTATCTTCAGTGCTGGTGGTTTCAATGACTAAGAGAAAAAAGTAGGTCTGTTGTGGACTGAATTTCTATATCTCTATTCTATAAAGAGGGGCGTCAAGCCCCTTTTTTATTATGTAGCATTCCAAAATGGAAAAATTTATATTTAATTATATAGAGTAAAATTATGTTAATATTACAAAAAGGACAACAAAACGAATTGGTTTTAAATATCAACAACAATTCAAGGACCGACTTTTCGGGGTATACTCTTACATTTACTCACGTTCTATCACAGGAAGTAAAATCGTACACAGTTAGTACATCTAATCCTGCACAGTTTGGTGAGAATGAAAGGTACTGTGAAATTGTGTTGAATTTTCAAAATCCTGGTCAAGACCTTAACTACGAAGGTCAGTATCAATTACAAATATTTGGTAATGGTACTAACTTAGTTTACACTGGTATGGTAAGATTAGATGGAACCTCAGAAAATAATACCATTATCTCTTATGTTTCAAACAACGAAGATAATGAGCAATACATATACATACAAGACTTTTAATTATGAGTGATATGCAAAAATACCAATTAGGTAAAATAAACTTTACACAAGAACCATTACTTCCTGTATTCAGTGAAGTGTTTCAAAGGTTCCCTTGGGTGTGGTATGGTGAAAACAATTTGATGCCACAATATCTTATCTCAAGATATAATAACTGCGCCATACATAAAGCGGTGGTAATCTCTAAGAGAGAGCAAATAATGGGTGATGGTCTTGTATCATTAAACAACCCAATGGCTACGGTTAACTTAGTCAATAAGAAAGAAACTGTATCTGATGTAATGAAGAAATGTGCATTGGATTTAGTTCTATTTGGCGGTTATGCGTTGAACGTAATATGGTCAAGGGATAAAGAAAGCATTGCAGAGATATACCACTTAGACTTTTCAAGAGTAAGATGTGGTAAGTTGAATGATGAAGATGAGATTGAAAAGTTTTATTATTCACCTGAATGGTCTAATATAAGAAAATACCCACCACAAGAATATGATGCATTTAATCAAGAAAAAGGCGGTAGTCAAATATTTTACTACAAGCAATATCAACCAAGCAATAGTTATTATCCTCAGCCTGATTATAGTGGCGCACTTGCTGCAATTGAGATTGATGTAAACATCAAAGAGTTTCACGCAAACAACTTAAAGAATGGTATGATGCCGTCTTTATGGATTAATATGAACAACGGTATTCCTGGCGAGGAAGAACAAATGTTGGTTACAAGAGCATTGGAAAGTCAGTTTACATCTGTAAACAATGCTGGTAGACCAATCATCTCATTCAACGAGAGTAAGGAATTATCACCTGAGATTACACAAATCGCAACGAGTGGTAATGACCAATACTACCAAACAATTTACGAAGACATTGTACGTACTATTCTTTCGTCTCACAGGGTTTCTTCAGGTGAGTTATATGGTATATCCACCGCAGGTAAATTAGGGACTAGAAACGAAATTGTGGACCATTCTGAGTACTTTAGAAAGATGGTTATCCAACCATACCAAAAAGAACTATTGTCAACGTTTGACAAATTGGTATCAATGAAGTTTCAGAAGCCAACAACATTTGAGGTTAAACCATTATCAATCTATGTGACTGGTGATGTAAATGAAAACCCAATTGTTGAGGACAAACCTGTTACACCTGTTGAAGCAGAGAGTGAAAAGATAATCATCAACGAAAACATTAAAGGTTTAAAAGGACGTGAGTACCAAAACCTAATGAGAATTGTACGTGAATACAATAAAGAAAAAATAACAAAACAACAAGCAATACAAATGTTAAAAAGTGGATACGGATTAACAGAAGAAGAATGTAATGTTTGGCTTGGTGAAGATGAAGAAAACGATTATTAAACTATGGCGAATAAATTATTAATATCAGAAAATAAATTAAAGTCATTCACCAACATCAATAAGAATGTTGACATTGACGCAATTCGTGCAGAAATTTTAATTGCACAAGACATTCATCTCCAACCATTGCTTGGAACCAAGTTTTATGACCATCTGTTGGACCAAATCCAATTGACGGGTAATACCTTCACTTCGGATGAGATAACGCTTGTAAACGAATATATCGCACCTTATTTGATACAAACTGCGTACTACGAGATGATACCTCATCTACACTACAGAACGATGAACAGAGGTATTGTACAAGGTGATATGGAAAGCGCGCAATCGGTAGACACAGAGACAATGAAATACTTGAGAGGTGTACAGAAACAGCGTGCTGATTTTTACAAGATGCGTCTACAAGATTATTTAATCACTGGTCGTGGCCAGAACCTCTTCCCTGATTACAACAACTACTCTACAATTGATGGTATGACACCTGAGAAAGGTAGTAAGTATAACTCACCAATCTATCTTAACCACACAACAAGATACGGTTGGTCTAAACAACAATTAGGTAGGTCAATACCAATGTGGTCTGAGATGGACCATTACGACCCGCCTTGCGCTGATTGTCATTAATCAATTAAACAAATGAATACAGAAATATTATTAGTTATATCAAACGCATTAACAGGTATCGCAGGCTGGTTCGTTGGAAGACGTAGGTCAAATGCGGAAACGGATAATCAGGTGCTACGCAATCTTGAGTTATCGGTTAACCTGTACAAGAACATCATTGATGACTTGAAAGCGGAGATACACGAGTTAAACATTAAGATACAAGACCTTGAGAAAAGG